TTCGTTGCGTAAAATCGTGAATAAAGGACAAGGAGCGTATTTTTCATCGGGTTCAAGACCTAATCAGACAGCGCAAAGCTGGGGACTTGCCCGTTTAGCAAGCTCAATAAGTGGTGGAAAAGCTGCAGCAGTTGATTATAATATTCTTGAGGAAGGTTGCTCTAATAATTCTAAGGCACTAAAATTAGCAAAACAAGCTAAGAAGCAACACGGACATGGAACACGACGAGTAGCTAAAATAAAACTATAGTATATTAACTGCTCCACATTAGTCCTGCTAATCCATTTTGAAATGTTAAAACATTATATTTTTCTTCAATAACATATAAATTATAGTGATATTTATAAATATTTGTTGGGTCTTTTATTGTTCCAATAATTACATTTGATGATGCTTCGCAAATAGTTCTAAAACTTGCACTTAGATCAAATGGAGGATTACTATAATTACTATACTCAAATTCAATTGTTTTGAAAAAATTTGTATTGAATGCTCCATTAGGTTGATGCTTAAATGGATCTGTTGTTAATGAAAAATTATAACTATATAAACCGATTTTGGAGCATGAACCGTTAGATTTGGTATATTTCTCTATTTTACTATATATTGAGCTATCAAAATTATATTCCCTATATTTACCATCACAAATTATAGCAAAAGTTCTCATTATTTCGCATTGATTTGTTTGTTCGCTTGTAGAAGGGGTGTTGCCTGTTATATAAATGTTTTTTGAAATGTCACCACCATAGCTAAAATGCGGAGTGTAATATTTATACCTATTTATACCACTACCAAATTCTAATTTTAGCAAGTCATTTGGTATCTTGTCCTCATATAACCAGTTTGTATAATTAGACCATTCATTACGATAATTAACATCGCTTCTTTGAAAATACCACATCCAATTTTTAACTAATCCATTTGATTCCACTTTAATTTTACGAGATCTAATAACTTCTTTAAAGCTAAATTCAGACACTTCAGTTATTAAATAATTTTGACTATTTTTTGCAAAATATGTTCGCTCTTCTTCTCCTAAAAAACATTGCGTACATATTAAATGAATATCGCTATTAATTGTTGATTTTAAGTCTTGATAAGTATCAACAGCTTTCAGCAAATCGCGCTGCGGAGGAGGATTAACAAATCTTTTAAATTGATATGCAATAGTATTTTGATTTGCTTGTATTTGAGGAAAATTATTATATGGTATAAGATTATCTGAGTTATCATACAATACATCTTTAATTGTAAATAATTCCATTAGAGGTCGCAATCTAAAATTAATAACTAATTCACTATATTGTAAGCAAATTAACGGAAAGGCCATAATTGAAGACATTGTAAACCAAGAATTGATCGGTATATATAAATTTAATTCACGTATTGATGGTTCAATTCCGCTTATATCGGGACTAATATTTGAAGGATTAAATGCACTTGGATAGTTATTATTTCTATTATTAAAATTTGCGGGATCATTAAATTCAGCGGTGTTGCCCGTCATAATATCAAATAGCGCTTTTTTATGCGCATCAAAATCTCGCTCTACAATATTCTGCAAATAGTGTCCGCTAAATTTTTGAATTGTTGATCCGTTAATGGTTATATTCACGCTCTCAATAATTTGACATCCTATTTGTTTTATCCATTTAAACTCATAAGGTCTATAGTCATTATTATATTTCAATATTGGACTCCATATTCTCGGTAATTTAACGACTAAATATGTATCCATTAATAAATCACCATAACGTTGTATTTTAAAACTATAATTCGATTTTTTGGTTACATCTAATTCCATTTGTCCTGTTTGGTCTATTCTGAACTTTTGTAACCCAAAATTTGTATATTTATAATACGTGGATTTGAAGAAGGTCTTTGTTGGATTACCCGTCAAAACTATATTTTGATTTCCAATTGCTATTAAATTTAATAGTCCTCCTGCCATTATATTAATATACTAATTAATATATTAATATATTATTTATGTTATTAATATTATTTATGTTATTAATATTAAATTGTAAGTTAAATAATATAATATTATATAATATTATTTAATATTATTTAATATTATATGGATACATTTAGCGTAAAAACTTTAAATACAAGTCAATATTTCTATATAACACTGGTAATAATAATATTTGTATTATTGTTACTATTTAGTTGGGTATTTAATAGATTAGGTTTGAAAGATAGATCGTGCAACAAATTAAGATTAGCTTGGCCAACTCTTACAAATACTTCTTATCTAATATCATATAATAACGTAAAAACAGACTCAGCAAATACATTTGATGGATCTAACTGTAAATTTGTAAACTATCATGTTAAAAGCGCATATAATTGCTGCTGTGGAGATGGCTATAAAAATAATTTTGTAGCACTATGCGCTTTAGAAAAATGTATTGTTAATGGTTGCCGTTTTTTAGATTTTGAGATTTATTCATATAATAATGACCCTATTATTGCGGCATCAACCGCTAACAATAATTATATTAAAGAAACTTATAATTCGCTATTGTTAGAAGTAGTATTAGAAACAATTAAAGAAAAAGGCTTTAATCAAACAGCAACAAATTGCGCTAATGATCCACTTATACTAAATTTTAGAATTATGAGCACAAATATTAATATGCTTAAAAAGATCGGCGAACTAATTCAAAAATATTTACATACCAGCAACCAGAACTTTACAATTGAAACCAGAAAAGGTGCTGTACTTTTAGGTGTTGAAATGCGTGAATTATATAGAAAACTTATTATTATTTGTGAGTTTAATCCACAACCTAATATTGTTGAGAATAGTGAATTAGTAAAATTGAAAAATTATATAAATTTACAGGCTCGAGGACCAGAATGTAACACCTTTAGATATAATCAAATAGTTTCTAAAAAAGGGTCTGTCTCGTTTATTAATGAGACAAAGCAAAAATATGTAATTGTATTGCCTAATTTAGATAATTCTGTAATAAACTTTGATCCTAAAACCTCGTTTGATACAGGCTGTCAAGCTATTTGTATGAAGCATCAAAATGTAGATAATAATTTACTTGGATATAATGCGCTATTTAAAGCAAATTTCAACTATTCGTGGCTCAAAAAGAAGTTATTGTTATTAAATATAAATGCACCTGTTTTACCCGTTTATAATGGAGGTGTTAATTTACCATCCACTAGATAATAATAAGATTATTAATTAGTCTATTAGTAATCTCTCTTTTTTTATTTTTATATCTTTATATATTATTGTATTATAAAGAACAACTATGAAAGAAACATTTGAAGAAAAAGAGTTACAAATATTAAGAACAGCTATAGATAATGCTACAACAATAAGTGGTAGAAAACTGGTTCAATCTGACTCCGTTAAAAAGATTATAGAAATCTTAGAAAATTTCTTAAGAACACATAAAACACTTTGCTATGGCGGTACAGCTATAAATAATATTTTACCGGAACAATATAGATTTTATAATAAAGATATTGAAATACCTGATTACGATTTTTTTTCACCATACGCAATGGAATATGCGAGAGATTTAGCAAACATTTATTATAAAGCGGGTTATGAGGAAGTAGAAGCTAAGTCAGGAGTGCATAGCGGAACATATAAGGTTTATGTAAATTTTATGCCTATAGCAGATATCACATATTTAGAATTAAATTTATTCAAAAATATATACAAAAAGGCAATAAAAATTAATGCAATAACTTATTGTCCGCCAAATTTTTTACGAATGGCTATGTACCTTGAATTATCACGTCCTATGGGTGACGTTTCAAGATGGGAAAAAGTTCTTAAACGTATTATATTATTAAATAATCATTTCCCTCTTCGTGGAGTATCTTGTAAAAATCAAGATTTTCAAAGACGTTATGAAGGAAATTCCAACGAACAAGAGAGAATTTACGAGGTTACTAAAGATTGTTTCATAAATCAAGGCGTGGTTTTTTTTGGTGGTTACGCCAGTGCCTTATATAGTAAATATATGCCATATAAAGAACGGAAGCAAGTCTCTAATATTCCCGATTTTGATGTTATAAGTGAAAACCCTGACTCGTGTTCAAGAATATTAAAAGAACAATTGAATTACGAAGGGTTTAAAAATGTTAAAATTAATAAAAAACCACCAATAGGTGAATATATTGCTGTTCATTATGAAATTGTTGTAAATAATGATGTAATAGCATTTATTTATAAATCAACTGCTTGTCATAGTTATAATATTATAGCTATTAATGGACAAAAAATAAAAGTCGCAACAATAGACACAATATTGAGCTTTTACCTAATATTTATATATGCTAATAGACCATATTATGATGAAAATAGATTATTATGTATAGCTGAATATTTATTCAAAGTTCAACTAAACAATCGCCTTCAACAAAAAGGTTTATTAAAAAGGTTCAGTGTATTAT